ATGCGGAACCGCACGTACGGTGGTGTGAGAGGTCGGTAAACACGAAAATAGGAGATAAACACCTATGATTAGTGTTTACCTCCTACTCGATTTGAAGGTCGTGCCGTCGATGGTGAGCGGCTGGCCGTTGGGGTCGATGGTGAGATTGTACGACCCGAAGGGCAGGAAGAGGTAGCAGTCGCCGTGCTGCGGGTTCTTGGGCAGGGCGACGGTGGCTGCCGCTATATTGACGAGGACGGCGCCCGAGCGCACATAGACCCGCTGGCCCTCGCCATAGGTCGGAGAGCCCTGGGGTAGCGGATGGGGCACGTTGTAGGCATCGCTGGTATCGACCAGCTGGACCGAGCCATCGATGAGGACGGGCTCGGGCCGATGGCCACGGGTGATGCCCTGGACGATGTCGAGCGCCGTGCCCGGGTAGCTGTCGTTGGGACGGCCCGTGAGCTGGAGGGCGACAGGCCAAAAGATCTCCTTGCCACTGGAAGCCGAGATGGCACCCACGATGTTGGACAGGGTGTCGAAGACGACGCGGCCATCCTCGGAGCGTGAGGACTGGGCCGTGATGGAGGTCGGCGTGATGGTGACGCCGTTGCGCGCATCGTCGGCGTTGGTCAGTCCGCCGTCCTGGATGGAGAAGCCTCCGATGGAGCCCGAGGTGGCGTGGATGGTGCCCGTGAGGTAGGCCGAGGAGGCGAAGAGGTTGCCCGTCTCATCGACGGCGAAGGTGTAGGTGGAGCCGTTGAAGCCCGCGCCGTCGGGGTAGGGCTGTGCAGCGCCCGCCCAGAAGGGGAAATCGCCACCCATGCCGGCGTAGGGCGCCGTGGCGTGCTTCTTGCGAATGGCAATGGCATTGCCCTGGAGGAAGTCGATGCGCGCATCGCGGGCGATGAGGAAGGAGAAGAAGGCCGAGTCGGCATTGACACCCACGGAGCGCCAGTGGTCCGTATCGGCGGGCGGGAGGGCGTGCTGGGCGGCCTGATAGACGTAGGACTGGACGCAGCGATAGACGTCCGTATCGGAGGGCACGGCGTAGAAGTCGAGGTAGCAGAAGCCGTCGGCGGTGATGGTGGATCCGTCGTAGAGCTGCTGGCCGTCGTCGAGGCGCTGGTAGATGCGCGAGGTGCGCCCGTTGGCTCCCGCCTGTCCCCGGTCTCCCTTCTCTCCCTGTATGCGTCCAAGGTTGGCCCATGCCGTCTCGGTGGCCATCCACACGTCGCCCGCGAGGATGTAGGCGTCGCCCTGGTTGGTGGTGATGGAGGCCCATGCGCCGCCCATCTGTCGGACGGCGACGGGCGTGCCCTCTGCTCCCGTATCGACGAGGAAAATGCCGTCGGGCGCTGGCGAGGGGAGCGAAGCCATGTTGGTGACATGGCCGAGGGCCGTGCCCCTGAGGGTCCACGACTTGCCGTCCTTGCCGTCGAGGCCGTCCTCCCCGCGCTGGCCACGGTCGCCCGTCAGGCGGACGTAGGAAGAGACGGGCGAGAAGGTCTGGAGGCCTCCCGCCTGCTGCTGCCAGTCGGTGAGCTCTATCCATAGATAGGGGCGGGCTTCGGTGGTGGTGAGGGGCACGTCCTGCCATGTGGCGACGTCGTCGGGCGGCGTATGGGGCGAGGCGGTCGTGGTCCGGGATGAGAGCGCATAGCGCCGCCGCGTGCCGTAGGCCGTGCCGTCCCTGCCTTGCTCTCCACGGTCGCCGTCGGCGATGACCTTGATGGTGAAGACGTAGGTGAGGGCTGCACGCCCCTCGCAGTCGATCGTTACCTCGACGTAGGCCGTGGGGCGTGAGGAATAGTCGACGCTGTCGATGTAGAGGGTGGAGTGGTCGAAGTGGGCCGTGCAGCCGACTGGCAGACAGAGAAGACGGTACTGACCCGTGGCGGGTGAGGCCGTGGCATCCTCCAGACAGGTGAGCAGCGTCTGGCCTCGGCGCACCTGTATGGACGTATGGAGCAGCCACGACTTGGAACCGTCGGCGAGCGTGGAGACCACGGGCTGCTTCGGCTGGCCCTTGGCGTCGAGGGCGAGCGTGTCGGCGAGATTGTCCACCGAGTAGGTGTAGGGGTTGGGGTCGCCGAGGTCGGCGAGCTGCTTGAGGTGGCCGTCGAGGTAGATGCTGTTGGCATAGACCGAGTAGCCCGAGAAGTCCATCCCGGGGACGGGCGAGAAGGCGCTGAGGTCGCCCACCTGCATGCGTATCTGCTTCGACGTGAACTCCCAATCGGAGACGCCCGTGAGGAATCGCTCGTAGGTGAGCGTGGAGTAGCGTGAGGACTGGCGGGCGGCGTCGGTGCGGTTGCCATAGCAGACGAAGTGCATGGCGGCGGTGGGGTGCATCTAGCGCGGGTAGTTGGCAGAGACAGGACGGAGGCGGTAGGACACCTTGCCATTGTGGAAGGTCTGGCCGGTCTCAGCGTCCGTGTAATCTTCGACGGCGGTGATCTCCCAGTAGGCCGTATAGAATCCGGCAAAACGGAAGTTACCGTGATTGTCGTCGCTGTTGGCCTCTGCGTTGTCGGCGGCGGTCTCAGAATGGAAGATTCCCATACAGAGGTCGCCGACGGCCACCGTGCCTATCTCCCCCGCTTCGAGATGGAGGAGGGCCGTGCCCGTGGCGTCCTCTTGATGAGACTCCGAGCGGATGATGCCGCCGCCCGGGGCCCGCCACTGGTTTCCCACCTGGACGGAGACACGGTTGAAGCGCAGCTCAGGCACCTCCAGGAAACGGCGTAGCGTCAGCGAATCGAGCTCCGCCGAGCCGTCGGGACAGATGCGGGCGCCGTGGCCCGTGAGGCCGTCGGCAAAGGTGCCATCCTCGGAGAAAACCACGATTCCCTTGTTGACAGCTCCGTTATTGAAGGTGATGCGGCCTTTCGCAGTGTCGTCCACATCTTTTCGAAGAAAGACATCGAGGAAACTCTGCCCAAAGGACAGCAGCGAGAGGAATGCGTCACCGATGCGGGTGGCCGTGTTAGCCGCCATCCGTCGTTCATCACGTATCGCCTCGTATTGCATTCGAAGCTGCTTGATTATATTGTCAATTCCAATCATTTCTTTTTTAAAGATTTCCTAACGTACGCTCTGTCGTCGTCTTTCCTTGTCCGAACAACGCATTCAGCGCATTACTCATCATTCCTTGATATGCTGCCCCGTAGAACCAAGCCTCTTTCTCATTTAGCCTATGGATGCTGTACATGTATTTGCGCGAGAACCAATCACGGGAAACGCGGTGCCCTCTGCCTTTTTTCCACTTTCCACAGCGCATGAATTGCAGGCCCTCGTCATCATCCTTGCCCGAGTTACCCCTTCGGTACCCGTTGCCAGTACCCGCAGCCACGTAAAGGCCATATTCGAGGAAGTGATGCGTGATCGTCGTCACTGGCCCAGGATGCATCAAGGCGCTCAAGGAGTCATGGAGCATCCCCGTATCATATACTGGCGGCGAGAAAGCCATCATCTTCTCCTGCCAGAACTTGACCATGTTGTCCGCCCAAGCACGCTCATACTGCTCCAAGTCATCACGAGTCATATTACTCAGTCCACTCTGCTGCGTCATAGCTAAGATCGATGGGCTCGTCGTTATATACCATGAAATACAGTCCCGTCATTCCACTCATGAACATCCTGGGCAGCTCTGTGGAATATACCCTGTCCACTTGCAGATACTCTAGAGCGTCTCCGTAGCGCATGCCGTCACGGTCATGGATCAGGCGGGCGTGCATCTGCCGAAAGATTCTCCTGCACAGGTCTAGTTTCATCTCTCTATCCACCATATCGTCATGATGGTAAGCCGCGACGATGAAGATGGTATAGACATCCTTACGGAAGTAGCCTACGCCATTGCCGTAGGTACTCTGCGTCGTGGTGTCATCGACGAGAATGTAGTTAGGTGCTTTCCTAAAATTGACCATCATGGTCTCAAGTCCAGCAAGACCACTGCAAGACCCGGCAAGGAATTGATTCTCCTTGGCAAGCCTATTGGTCTCTGCGAGCTCCATGAAATAACCCCTTGCGTTAAATAGATTCTCCTGTGCCATCTCTATTTCCTTTCCCGTATCTTCTCCAGTTCTTCCGCTTCCCTGGCCTTGGCCTCCAGTTCAGTCAAGGCCCGCCAGCATTCGAGGCGCAACACTTCCTTTTCCTTCGTGACGTCCCCATCCGTGAGCGCACGAAGTTGCACGTTATATAGTTCGATGAAATTCACAACCCCAGGATCCTCATCCGATTCCTGTGTTTTTCGGAAAAAGTGCGGGAACGAGTTCGCCATAACCCGTTTCACATGCCCATACCAGAGCATTGTCCCTACTCGTTCACTTGGGGTGAGCGTCATTTCCTCGACGACGCGTCCCTGGTCATCAAGTGCGTCACCATATCCAGCAGCCCGTCCATCAGCGTCACGGTACAGCCACATGGCCACATTGTCCAGCCATTCCATGTTCTGCGTCTCGACAAACTTCTGGTAATACTTTTCCGCATAGAGGTACTCCTCGAAGGACACCCCGTGCCTGATCAGCGGGTCAGCCGCATGGAGGCCACAGACAACATCCAACCTATTGTCCATGTCCTCCAATTGGCTGATATACTCCAACTGCCCGATGAAATCCTGTATTTCCCAGGTTTTGAGATAGACGATGCGTTCCTTTCCGTCCACCGTCGTCTGGCATTTCCATCCGAAGCGCGTCTTCCTCTCTACGGTCAGACCGCAGAACTCAACTAGCAGAATGGTCTTTACCACTGTCATATCCTCGTGGACGACGAGTAGGTCGAACACCCTGCGAAGCTGCTCCTGCGTCAGCTGACTCCAGGAGACAGGAACGGTGAAATTCACCGTTACCGTCCGTCTTGACTTATCCACCGAAGAAGTAGCCTGGTTTGTCCTTTGTGTTCTCGAAAATCTCATGATGATTCGCTTTGTAGTTCGAACTGTTCCGATACTGTCTGAATGTATCCGCATGCTCGTCGGCATCGAGGAGGCGCATCATTTTTCTGAACAAGCCGGTTCCCCGGACATCCTTCGAGACAGCGTATTTCTCCGTCAGTGCGACGACACACCGTTGCACGTCAGTATACACTTTTGGCATCGAAGCGTCCGCACGCCTAAATGCGTCGATGAGGGTCTCCATCTGCTCGTCTCCCATCGCCTCACGCAGCACGTCGTCCGTCCCCTCGATTGCACCCTGAAAAGCAGTCCAGTCCTGATAAGTGCGGTACGGTGTGGCAGAGAAAAAGAACGCATAGGCGTCATAAAGATAGGGGACATACCTTTTCGCTTGATCTGTTTTCCCCCAGTCCTCACTTCTAAGCAGGTTCACTGTCATGGACAGGGCCTTCATCCGCTCTGTTCTGAGCAAACCGTCCAGCGCATCGACGCGCTGCTTGCTTGCAGGACTCAGGTTGTCATTGCTGACAATCCCAAATCCCGTTGGCGTGAGCACGAGATCCAGTTGTCTGAGCACTGACAGGAACGCCGACAGACAGACGTATTTCTTGAAGAAAAGGACCAGCGGACTATCATTCTCCGCTGCATCCACCATCTTCTCTCCAGCCTCTCCGAGCAATGACTCCGTACTACAGACAAGCTGCTCCCCTATAGCCCCTTGCACGCTCAAATACACCTCCTCGTGAGAACTAGCCCCAACGGGTAGCGCACGCTCGAAATCCACCTTGTCAATCGTCACCATCTTCGCTTCCTTTCTTGTTTGCTTGTCCACTCACCACCTCAGAATCCTTGTTCTCATCGAGTGTCGTGAGCTGGATCATTGGAACATCTACCGTGTATTTCTCAGACCATCCGTTGTAGTGTAGAATCACATGATACGGCTTGGCCATCACATCATGAAACGCCTTCTCCACGGCCTGTTTCAGGGTGAAGAGCTCACGTTTGTCACTTCCACTGTTGTTCATCTGGCTCTTGCCCGGTGTGGCTCCCACGAGGTTGGGGTGCACGCCGAATGCAAAGCACAGGGCATTTGCTGCTTCCTGCATATCATCGCTCCAGTTGCCACCCTCTTTCTTTGACCCATCAGTGATGGTTGACACTCTCACCATGCGGTTCTCCTTGCCGTTCGGGTCGATGTAATACCCGCTCACCAGGGCCTTGCCAGCATTTTCCACGCCGCAGACAAACTCGATGATGTCGCGTTTCTCCTTCTCCTTTCTCTCCTTTCGCTTGTCTGGATCCGAGATCATCTCATTGTCGCACACGTTGTCCCAGTAGTCCTCATGGACTTCTATCTGTATCCGTGGCGCCGATGTGTTCTTAATCATGAAACGTTTCGAGATTCCTATGAGGCGGTATATGTCAAGCCATGCATCCCTAAACACGCTCGTATAGTATGGCATGGGGTAATACTGTAGGCCAGGCGTAGGCATACGACTTAGGATGGCAAACTTTCTCTGACCAGTGGGAAAGCGGAACAATCCCGTCTCCGGGTCAGGCCGTAATCCCATACGTACCTCCAAATCACCCAACGGATCCCAGAAGTCCAGAAGTGGAATCACCTCTATCTTCTGCTCGTCAAAATGGCCTATCCTAAAATCGCCGAAGAACACATGTTCGATATTTCCAGACTTCGTCGAAGGCGCATACTCAAAGCGGCAGAAGGACGCATCCTTGTTCCTGACATTGACAATCTTCTTCCCATCCCTGCTCAGTATGACGCATGTCACAGAGAAGTAGTAGAACTTCATATCCGTACACTGTTCCAAGAAGCACTCGTGAAGGGAATTGCGGAGGCAGAAGTCAAGGATCTCACGATTATCAGTATCCTTGAAGTCCTCCCTATTGACAAAGCGGATCCCCTGTCCGTAGCAGGTCATGATGTTGTACGCCTGACACTGCGCTGTGACCATATTGTCAAGAAGCGTATCCTTCACTTTGTAAGGAAGCATATTGTCAACACCAAACGGCACATATTGATAAGGCACGCCATTGACCGTGATAGGAATGACGTTTACGCGTCCGCCGTCCTCGTCGAACACCTCCGATGTATTTGAGCCAAACTCTGTTGTAAGAGAGTTCGCAGCGTTCCCGATTCCAGACGGGACGAGACGCCACTTTTCTACGCGTCCCTCCTTACCTATTTTTGCTAGCTCTAACTCCTTGTCACTCATAGATATACTTTCATTCCGTTAATCTCGTAAATAAACACTTCCGGAACCAACCGTATCTGTCTGTTCACGGGGTTCACCAATCTCACATATCCACCTCTCCAGTACTGGTGATGAATGATCCATCCACGATACTCCACCCGGTTTCCGTCAGACCGGAAAGCCTTAATGTTGAGCGTCTGCCTGCGCTGATAGGCCGTATCCATCAAGCGTTGCATCTCGCTGAAATGAATTGGGTTAGGCCCTTTTGTTTCCATAATCAGTTGAATGTGTTGTCAAAAGTATTATCGAAAACCCTTCCCTCTCGCTCCATCTCTACTACATTGTGGTTCCGTTGAGCATACTGATAGCTGAACGTGAATCTGGTCAGCTCGTCGGGATCATTGCTCTGTTCACTCTTCGACTCGGTAATGACGACTTCCTTACCAACGTTTGGTTTCCCGTTAGAGAACGTTACGATACGGACGCATCCAGAGCGAAGAACCTCTCCGAACCAGTCGGCCATATCCTCCGTGAGGATGCCCGTGTCAGCCTTGAACGTGCGGGTCTCCGTGATGGCGTAGTTCCTGTTTATGCCCCTTATATAGGCACTTTCCCTCTTAAAGCTGGGAGCCTTCGTAGCGGTCCCCGTGCAGTATATAAGCTCATCCACGCCAAAGGAGTTGACAAAGAGCAGGACAGGTGCGCAGTCTGTGCGTCGTGAGTCCACCTCATACTCCTGGAATCGTCCGCCCGCCTTGACGGTGTACTCCATCAGCTCCGCTCCCTCCTTTGCGAAATGTGCTGGGCTGACCTCGATGGTAGTATATCGGCCATTACCTCCAACAGGATCCAGCTCGAAGGTTTTCTCCGTGCCATCATCATAGCGTGCCGTGACGGAAGCCTCTTCCGTCCCAGCGTAATGCAAGTATTCGAGTCTTCCCATCCCCGTTACTTTCACACCAAGGAGAAGCGAAAGGAAATGGTTTTTCGTAAAATCCTCGCAGCCTGTCGGTACGTCCGCTTCACAATAGACTACTTCGAAGGTCTGCTTCTGTGTGGTCAGCGAGGCCGATGCATCTCCTTCTGTCAGTGTCACCTCCACGGAGGCGACGAGGCTCTTCCGGGCGTAGGGAGTGAGAAGATCTCCGAGATCGGCTAGTTCCACCAACCCATCTAAGGGGAAAAGCGTCTCTGAGAAAACTTCCGTCGCATCGACGGCAATCTTCACTCCTAGGCGGTCTCCTGTGCACCCGACCTCCAAGTCTGGGATATTACGTGAGAGATATCTTCCTGACAGCCCCTGTTTGATAGTAATGCTCATATATGTCTGAATATACGGCAAAGTTACAGAGAGAAGAACGGTTCATAAAATACGGCTTTGCCAACAGACAAAACGAAAAAGCCGCCGACGCTCACGCGCCAGCGGCTCAGAATTCACTAACTTCTTATTATTGAAGCATTCTATATTTTATCAAAGAACGGCCACCGTCTCCAGCTTCTCGGCGATCCTTCTGATTCCATTCACAATCTGTGCTTTTCGCTCATCGCTCGGCCTGCGCACACCAATAGCATACTGTCTCATTACAGCTGCGCTGATACCAATCTCTCTCGAGACTCCTGCTATGTTGATAAAGTCATAGAAGTTGAAGAGCGATGGCAAGTCAAAAGCATACTCCACTTCCAAATTCGGCATTTCCTTTCCATCTTCCATAAGATCCATCTTGACTTCCTCCCATCCCTTAAGCATATCCATCATGGCAGACTTGGCACTAGCACCATAACCAAGGGAAGACGCTTTCACACAATCTACCCTCATGTAGCAGGAATAGTTTTTTTCTCCGACCTGTCTTTGTACACTTGCAATTACCTTCATATTTCACTTTTTTATAAAAGTTCAAAAATTCCCGTTCCCATTCCAAAAGTAGGAGCCGTCCGCCTCTTAACGGACGGCCCTAGCTTATTTCAGTAGATCTTCAAGAATCCTCTTTGCAGTAAGGCTCTTGATTTCCTTGCTTCCGTGCCTTGGAACTGCAACTTGAGCCCCCGTTTTCGGATTGACCCAGATGTCGTGTGAGGCACCATGTCGTTTCAAAAGGCATCCAGCCTTTCTCAACTGTCTAATGAATTCAGAATGTTTCATGAAATTAGTGAACTCTTGTCGTTTGACGGTGCAAAGGTAACAAAAAAGTTAGCACCAACAAAATTATAAGCTAACAAAAATGATAATACGAGGCTTTTTTAACATTTCGCCAAGTGTTAAGATAAGAAATGCACCAAAAGCGGCCTTGCTACGCCGTTTTCCGCACTATCTGTTTTGTCCTTCCTGCCCGGTAGTCAAGGCACTTATGCTAGGCAACCGGGCGTTTTTCGCGACTTTCAACCCTCTGAAAGTCGCGAAGGGGAGCAGCGCAAAGCGCTTTTGCAACCTTTTTCCATGCTCACGAACCGCAAATCGCACGTTTCCAAGATATTAGCGATTTGTGGTTCGGGGTCTCCGTCACACGCTGCCTGTGCAGCCCCCACCGCCCTACGCCCCGCCCGCAACTGCCTTCCCTCGCTGGTGCGGAATATGTCAAGAGGTTTCCGATATTTGCAACCCCTAAACTGTCCTTTGGCAATTTCTCATTCTCGGTATGTGCGACCGTCGAGTCATCGTCGGTTGCCCATACTATGGACCATATGACCCAACCTATCTGCCCACGGCGGGGTGGCCGTGGAAGTTTGTCGTAAACGGTCTCCTCGCTGCGGGTGCTTATCCTTTGGTATGTGCGACCGTTGAGTCATCATCGGTCGCACATACCATGAACTATACCACCCATCCTGTCTGCCCATGGCGGAGTGGCCCTTGAAGCTTGCCGCAGATGGCCTCTCCGCCGCGGGTGTTTAAACCTCGCCATGATCCATGTGCTCTACAAGCTCTCTCATCATTCTCTTGGTTCTTAACGATTGGAAATGTAACGAGGTTTTTGGAATCCGATAGTCGCTCCAAGAAAAAAAGCGAATGACAGCATACAGAGAAGGGGCATCCGGAACCCGGACACCCCGCATATATAGATGGAGCCCTTGCGGGCTACCTAGAATAGTCGTTGCTGGTCGTTGACCTGCCACCGATGACGGGGAACCTCTCTACACCGATGCATAAGGTGTCAAAAGCGTCGGAACCATCTGTACGGCTCTCCAGCTTATCCTCTTCCGTCTCTGCCAGCTTTTCACCCGATTTGTCCTTCTTGCCGTTTCTTACGCCTGCTGACGTGATGGAGATAAGAAGGTCGGGGTTGTTATCCCTGTTTATCAGTACCATGTGTTTTGCACGTCCACGTAGCATGCGGTTGATGAGCGCATTCTTCAGCACATGATCCATCGGTTTCCCGATGTATTTATCCCTGACGCTCCACTGCTTGCGCTTGAGCGACGTGATGATTAGCCGATAGAAAGCCTCGCTATGCGTACCGTAGGAATTACCGACAAACGTCGCGTCGTAATAGAATATTACCTGTCTGTGCCGATGATACCTATAGTAATCGTTGAAATCATCGAGCAATTCAGGGATCTTCCGCTCGTATTTGACGAAAAACGATTTGAGGATGCGAAGCTTCCCGTCCTTTCCCACCTGGCCAACCACCAACCAGTTGATGAGAGAATTGGCATCGGATGCCAGGATAAGCGGAAGGGTAGGATCGAGATCCGAATCCTGCCGACAATCATCCGAGACACCGCCCTGATTGAGCGCATCAAGGCACAATACGGATTCATTTGGTGCAGTGTAGAGGTTGACATCCTCCCGCAATCCGCCATAAAACCCGTCTGCACTGATCGCGATCCGCTTGCACATTATCGATGTGGCAAAGGTAAGTGGAGGTAGGTCTCGTTTGGCGCGACGGACAAACTCCTCGCCCAGCAGAGCGAGGTTCTGAATACTCGAATATTCCTTATACAGAAGACATTTCGACCTTAGAAACGACAGTTGGCGGTCGATGCGCATGATTTTTCGCTGTATGGCATCCATGTCCGTAGTCATAGTAGCCATACGCCGCACCGCCTTCCACCTCGCATACACCAGCCCCTCGATGGCCTCCACCAGTTCCCCGTCCATGTCATCCTTGTACCCAAGGAACCACGAGCCTTTCTTCGTGACGGGCATATCGGATGTAATGGTCATTCCATGATGCAATGGGAACTCGCGGAAATACTGCTCGTTACCTCGGTTCGCCTGGAAAGTCTCATCTTTGAGCTGTTCGAAGTTGATGAACTTCGCCTCGTCAATGATGAGATAGTCAAGCGACATGGAATTAGACGTTCCGGACCTGTCCTGGGATATAATATTGCACACAGATCCATTGTAGAACGATATGGTATTCTCCCAGTTGGCAGGCGTAAAGATTGGCGTTTTCCAATGGAGGGCTTTCCACGGTCTCTTTCCAACGACATAGTGGAGATCCCTCTTGAATCCCCACCGCTCCAGGTGGATGAGCATGGATGGTAGGATGTTCGTCAGGCACCGCTTAACCGATGGCGACACGAAGCCCCCCATACTACCAGGCATCCCCTGAAAGCAGAACTGCATCCGTCCTGCTTGTATCGCCCCTTTGCCCACGCCACGCCCTGCGACTATCACCTCGTCGCGGGTGTTCATGAGCAGGGAATACATCTGCGGGTCATTGAAGTACTGTCTATTCTCCTGCTCCGTCATCCGTCACCTCCTGGTATTCCGCATCCTCAATATCCCGTCCGTATTTTTTCTCCAATTTACGGATCTTATCACGAAGACCGACGACCTTGGCAATTCCAATAACCGTCGGATCATCGGTCGGAATGAAGTTTTGCGGTACAATTTTATCGAACTCCAGCTCTGGTTCATCATCCTTGTCCGTCCGGTTGTTGAGAATTCTCGCTTTCTCGATGCTGGCTACGGCACGCATGTCCCCCTTGCTCCTGGCAATCCTTAGGTCGTGTTCCAAATCCTGGTTAATCTTCCATCGCATAAACTCCTTGGAAGCTTGCTGGAGGCTTCCAAGGAGAATCTGTGTGATATGAAGATCGTCATAGGCCTGCGACCGTCCAATTCCAAACATCCTCACAGCATATTCCACGAGATCCTTGGAGGATTTCGTAGGGAACTGCAGCCAGTATGCGTACATACCGCGAAGCCGTTTCAACCGTTCACGTACGGCCACGGCGACACGTTGCTCCGCAAGCTCGTTGTCATCCATAACAACGAGTTTTGAGTATTGGTCTATGTTGATTGGAACACTCATGTCTCTATCATGCCTTGGATAGTCAACGCGAAGTCACATACCTTCTGTATGGCGAATGGCGAGCCCGCTGCTGCCGCATCGAGCAGAGTCCTTCTTACCTGGTGGAGCGTCGTAACGGCCCCTCTCCTATAAGCTTCATAAGCCTGTGTGCCGTTAGACCTGACTTCGTCCTCAAACCCCTTCTGGTCATACCCCAAAAGGACGCCAATCTCCGAGGGAGACATCAGATCCATCGCCATCTCTTCTATCCGCTTTAGCTCTTCTATCGAAAAATCCATCCAGTTTAATCGATCTATGTGTTATGATGTTGTCCAGGCCGTCAAAAACTTGTTGGAAAGCCTTCTCCGACACTGTCACCATTGTACACTCCGCCCGGTCTCCGTATGTCTGGTTTTGCGAGGATATGACCGTAACCTTCCATTGCTCGTTCTTCACCAAAACCACCTTTGAGTGGTTCTGGGCGAGAAAGACATGGTCAAAGCATCCCTGCATCAAGCGATACAGCGTCATGGTCTTCCTCGATGCTTTCATATCGGCCACCAGCATTGCGCTCCCTACATCGCCTTTCTTTCTCAGATTAAGGAATCCAGAAAGGAATGCGTCGCTGGTAGAAAAGGTGCTCACCCAGACATCAGCCTTCCCGGTCTGTTGGAGAATCCACCCCAACAGACCGAGCGTATGCAGTCCTGTGCCGAGGTAGTACTGCGTCGGCGCGATCTTCAATGGGCGGAGTAGCGTGTCAATATTCCTCCCCCTTGCCATCGGCATCGTTGGTAGTGGCCTCCTCTGCAGGCTTGGAGGTCATAACGCCCGCGGCAGCAAGCTTGCTAAGCAGGTCGTTTCCTATCGGCTGATGATTCTCGTTGAGGATCCGTACGCGTTCCTCCACCAGTTTTCGCAGTCCCTCGTAATCCTCGAACGCTTTGCCCTGACCAGTCTCTTCCGCTGCCAACTTCATGTTGAGCAGTTTCTCAAGATTCTTGCTGATATAGGAGCGAGCGTTGGTAATGCTCTTCGCCAACTTCATCGGGTCTGACACTTCCTCTCCCTGTTCCTCGTCATTCTGTGCGACGTACTCGTCGTAGCGCGCAAACTCAGCCTTGTACTTATACCAAGTATCCTTCAAGGCATTGAGCGACTCAGCGAGGTCACATGGCTGTGTGATGGCAAGGCATCTGTTATACAGCTCCTTGATTTTCTTCCATCGCTCCGCGTTCTCCGCCCAGATGGCCTGTATGTCCTGAGGTAATCCGTCATGGTCCGGACGTCTTCCGTTACGTCCTGGAAGTATGTCTTTAGCCGCCTCGGCTATCACATCGCCATTGACAGGCTTTGTCGGAACGACCTCTTTCAGCTCACCGAGAAGTTCTGTCGCCTCTTTCATCACGTCCTGACAAGTCTGTCCACGCTTCCGCATCGGAAGGAATTTACGCAGCTCATATTCCACTGTCTTCACGAAGCGTTGAGGACATGTAGAGACGGTTTGGAACAACTGCCTGTTCCTGTTGAGCTGCAGCAGCATCAGCGCACCTTCCATGATATCCGCATCATCAGTATGTTCAGGCATGGCAAGCCACGCCTCGATGCGTTCCGTCAGTTGGTTGTCAATTTTCATTATTTGAATAATTTAGAAGAGGCGGCATCATTAGACAATGACAACCGCCTCCAGGTGTTTTACAATTAGCCAAAGAAGAGACTATTTGTCAGTTTGGACATTTCACCGTTCTTACTCCTTCGTACCAGCCGAGCTCGCCGTGACCAGCTTGCCAGTCGCGCCATCGATGTCGCCGTCCTGCGTGTGAATCTTACCCGTATAGAACGGAGCGGGATGAAGATCTGTCACCACAGCCTCCACCGTCGTGGTGTTGGCATCGGTGGCCGTCTTGCCAGTGTCCTGCTTCAAGGACAACTCCGGTGAGAAGTCCTCTGATCCGATGATACGCGCCTTGCCGTTACGTTGGAAGAACAGATAGATCATCTCGTCATTGTTCATCTGATCGATGTATCCCGTGGCCTCTTCCTCCGTGCCCGGAATGCCGAATGTCAGTGTATTCTTGAACGTCTTACAGCCGTCGGTACCCTGGTTCTCTACCTGCAGTTGTCCATCATCCTTGACGATACCTACTTTGGTGAAGTACTTGTCGGCAGCGAGCAAATAGTCACCCTTGGCTACGGCAGCCTCTTTCAATGAAGCTGGTGCGTCGGGCACGGAAGGGTAGGTTACTATGTCACGCTTGGAGACGCTATACACATAATCACGAATACCCGGCAGTTTCTTCTGTCCCGGGCACTTCTCCAAATCTTCATAGATGGAGGCATTTTTCGTGCATTTTGCCATAATTGTTATCTATATTATTGGCGGGAGTGTCCTGGGAAACCGAACACCCCCTACTTGACTACATTGTTTTTTTCATTGCTACGGCGAACACCTCCGGCGACACACTCTCGAACTGAGTACCGAAGAAAAGGTTGCCAATGAAATCTACGTCGTAGTGGTTATCAAGCGAGCGCTCTACGGTATAGTTCTCATCGGCTGTCTTCTGGTTATACAGCAGCAGAATATTGTTCTTCGGCGTGAGGAGCATGAAGTCCATCGGCACACAAGACAGCGGTACCAGCTCCACGTTCTCGGCACCCTCCAGGACCCGCTTGTCGTAGCTCTGGTTATAGGGGAGCGCACCGTGGCGCGTCTGATACGCCTCTGTATAGAAGTGGTACAGCCTGCTGTTGATGAACATCTTCAAATCCTGATTGCGAAGCACATCGCTGATATTCTCGCCCCAGTAGAAATCCTTCAATGCGTCCTCCGCATTCTCCTTGGTGAGAGATTCGTTGAAATAGTAGAGGTTCCCGATGGACTCGGAGATATACACTTTCTTGTTCTCATTGGTGCCAGCAATATCGTTGTCGATGATCGTCTTAAAACCATTGAAGAATGACGCCGTCTTATCAAAGACAGTGCCGTCATGTTTGGCCGTGAACGCATTCATATACAGACGCTCGCCGAGCTTCTTAAGAATGTACGCACAGACCTGTACGACATACGGGACGTTTCTCAGTCCATCACCTTTAGTGATGTCGCTACCCCAGATTGACTGATAGATAGCGTTGGGGTCAATGGTCTCTACGCAGTTGCCGAAGAACGTCTCAAGCACTCGACCGTCGAAATTGATATCCGCATTGTGCTTCTTGTCCTTTTTGTAGTTACCGATCTCGAATGTGCCGCTCATCTCCGTTACCGTCTCACGGTAGCGGATACCCGTTCGTACCGAGCAGTGCTGGAGCAACTTGTCCATGGCAAGCATGGGCTGCACGATCAGTTCCTTTCGATAGGTCTGATACGTCTTGGAGAGTTCCGCTGGGGTAAAGGTCACATCGCCTACTTTCAGTTTCGTATCTGCCATTTTTAAATGCCTTTTACAGAATCAGCAATGGCCCGTGCAGTCAAGGCTGGCTGCTGGTCTGCTGGATTCCCGTTAGTACCATCCTTCGGGGAAGAGCTTCCCTGAAGGTTCTTAATCTGCTCGTCCTTCTCATCGAGTTCCTTGCGGGCTTTCGCCAGCTCGTCCTTTACAGTAGCCAGTTCCTTGGCTACTCCTGTAGCCTGCTGCGTGGCCTGTCCAGCTTGCTCCGCCTCCTCCTTGCTTCCCACAGAGGTCTCTGCGAGGGCCTCGTCGAGTTTCTGAGCCTGCTCCGCGCTAAGCGTGAGATTGCCATCGTCTGAGATTGTGATCCCAGAGACGCCAACCGCATTCGCAATGCGAGAAAGTGCTGCTTTACTCATTTCTTTTTTCTTGTTATTGACGTCCGTTAGGTGGAGCAGGTTCTTGACACCCTGCAGCGTCTTTTGCAGAAATGTCTGAGTTGGATTGCCATTGCCATCAGCCACGAGACTCATCGAAGAGGAGTCTTTGCTCTGATCAGGCAACGGCGGTATGCCTGCCTCCTCATATATATTATTGTTGATGCTGAAAAGATTGACAAACTGATTCGCATTTCGAACAGAGGCCTTCTCGTCCTCCTCGTCTTCTCGCAGTGAATCCACGAGACCAAAGTCAACGGCTTGCTGCGCTGTGAGCCAATTGCCCTTCTTCATCTGTTCGGCGCATTCCTCCTTAGTCTTTCCAGATTTATCTGCGTACATTTGCGCCAGTGCGTCGTCAAAGGTGTTCAGGTCATTCCGCTGCTTGGTCACGGTCTTGATGTATTCATCCAGCTGCTCCTTGTTCTGCTGGTCGTACTTAAGGATGAGCATCGATGTGTTGTGGATGAGGAAGAAGCTTCCCTTAACAATGTCGATGGTCTTGCATCCCAGCATTGCTATGGTGGAAATGCTCGCGTTCATTCCGAACGCATGCGCATGTACCTTGCCATGATCCTTGAACAGCTGGTTCATCTCCAGTCCATCCTTGACATATCCTCCCAATGAGCAGAACGCCACATGCACGTCTTTTCCGCGATTCAAGTTGAGCAGATACCGCAAATAGCCGGTGGACAGGCAGTCCCATCCTCCGATCATTCCTGATATGACTATATCGTATTGCATTTTGGTTGGGTTTGATTTCGAAAGCAAAGGTAATATATTTCTATTATCGTCAAAAACACCCTCTAAGGGACCATTTGCGGTACTGCATACGGCGTACTCCACGTGATCGTCACCTCATTCCATTGGTTTTCCGACGGTTTATCTGGGTAGTTTATTTGTATGCTGAAAACCGGGAATGGTCGTTTGTTTGTCCCTACAAGAAAGGATTGACCGTCCAGCGCCCTCAGTCTGTAAGCGTATTTCTTCCCGCTGTCAAGTTCCTGACAAGTAAAAAACTTGACAGTTGCCGTATATATGGACTCCTTGCTATCTAGTTTCTCGCTGACGACCAATGACGGATGTGGTCTGGTCGTCACCTTTTCCCAGATAATATCTTTAGGGATTCTTACTATAGACGGAGCCACTTTCACTAGCTTCTTCAAGTTGGCGCACTCTGTACGCTCAACCGAAATTATTAATTTTGTCGAACTTGCTGTCATTTCTATACCTTACCCACCATTCGCACCGGAACAAAAACGCCCTCATGGTGGAAATGATTTCAAAAAAAAACTCACTTTTCTTATGCTATCCCCTTAGAACGTCTGCGAAGATCGACCCCATTCTTCAAATACGAGTTTCGCATACGCTGGAAGCGCATCTTCAGGGTGTAGTCATACTCAGTGTCTATCCCATTGTTCTCACACCACGCCCTGATACATTTGAGAAGGGTGCATCCACAGCGTGACATTTCGTTGAGCTCTAGCCACATTTGCATCTTGAACGTGTCCTCGATCACTTCTGTCAGTGCAGCGCACGCCGTTTTCGACATATAATTCCAGCATATTGTCTTGCGTTGCTTCGTCTCGGGTATTGAGACGGCTACGCAACCTTCACCCGGCTTCATCGGTACATAGTCCTTACCTTTCGGATTCAGCGCCACGAATCGCCTGATGCAGGCGTTCTCCGCCGATCGGGCGGGGAATGTGACAGGATCTCCGAAATGGTAAGTAAGCCATTGCGCGAGAAAGGGTTTCACCTCCATGTAAAAGACCATCTTGCTCATCTCTTTTCAGATATTTTTCCTACAAAGGTAGGAAAAATATCTCGTGTTTCCAAATTTATACGTAAAAACAGAACACTTTCTTTTCGCTTTTTTCACCTCATTCTTCTTTTTTGGGGGTACGCCTTTCTTCTTGGTCTGATTTCGTCAGAAAAGTTTGCAACCGCGAAAATCTTGTTACCACATCTGTAATGTGTTGATTTTCAATGGTTACAATCTTCGTCGTGTTCTGTTGCAAGTTTGTTGTCTACGCCCATTTTTTGCAACTGGCAAGCCTGGACGAGGCTTGGTAACAATCTATTTCATTTTTGCAACCACTTGTTACCCAAGTTTGTTACTTTTGCAACCGCAACCAATCTTCTTATATTCAATGGTTTAACTTCTTTTTCAAACATCGGTTACAAAGTTGCAAAGTTTTGGAACGAAAAAGATAGAGGGGTGGTGGGGAGAGCGAAAACGGCGATTGTTCTATTTCGGAACACTTTTGCAGGTGGCCACCAAACGAAACGGTGGCCCTGCTCACGCAGAACCACCGTTTCGAAAAAAAAACAGAACTATGAAATCTTAGAACGGTGCGTCAGAATCTTCGAACAACGACTGCTCCTTTGGTGTGTCGGGCGCTATATCCATCTCGTTGACGGGCTTGCTTCTGACGTATATCATATCCTTAACCACCTTTTTTCCTGGGGCGACCTCCACCTTGCGCTGGATGCGGCCCGATGAATTAAGTAGATCCTTGGGATTCATCTCCTCAATCCAGGGGCAGAACTCACAGAAGGCCTTCATCTTCTTGGTGAAGCTCTGCATCGTGATCCTGTTGACGTTGGCATATCTCGCATAGTCTGAGAAGACGACATCACGTTCCAGATACTCATCAAGGTGTTCCCCTTCCATCGAGAAGTACCCATTGGCCCAATCCTCGAAGTTTGTCCCCATGTCGGCCTTATACTTCCGTCGGATGATATTCTCCATGGGGGGTTGTGGTTTCACGCCACTGTCCATCACGGACAGATAAAACTGGCAGCATTGCAGCCAGAAGTTGAGGTCTGCATTCCACTCCTCCTCCGTGTAGTCATAGGCGTAGAGTGTCTTTCCGAAATCATCGCGTATCGATCGGTTGTCGTAGTAATCATTCTCCTCCGTCTTTTGGTGATACCAGTCAGAGAAGACCATGTACAATGATCTCGCCTCCGAAGACGGATCAAAGTCTGTAGGAACGTAGTTCGTCGTAAAAGCCAGCTTCGGACTGTCGTCAAAGCCGATCGTGAACGAATGGTTGTTCTTCGGGTTTACCGTCATGTCGGACGTGATGTTATCATAAAATAGCCCGAGGTTAAGGTATCTGTCGCAGTCGTCCACGAGGAGAAGATCTGTGTCCTGTGTCACCTGGTCAAAGACGTGCGGATTATCCATCAGCTTAGGATTGCGTCCAGAGAGCTTGACAGTTTTCATCATGAACGACAGAACCCGGAAGAAGAAGCTCTTGCCACTACGTCCGTTGCACTCGTCGTTCTCTCCGATCTTGTTATCCATGGCCATAGGTGCCCATGCTCTGACAAAATCTTTGTAGCGATGGAGCATGTAGCCAAACGTGAATATCTTGTTGATGAGATTCTGCTTCTGTTCCCATATCTCCAAGTCACTGAGACCTTCTCCCGCTATGTCGAATGGGTGCGCCTCCAGGTATGCCTGTCTTTCCTCTTCTGGCCGCTCGTTGAAATTTGTCTCCGTTTCCTTTCGCCAAAACAAACGGCTTGTATTAATTAGGTAGCCAAAGAAATGACTATCCACGTTATGTATGTCTATATCGTAATACGGCTTTCGTCCTTCCTCTTTAACCTCCTTGATCTTAAACATTGGGTCCATTTTCTTGAATTGATGTCCGATCACATTCTCCTTCCAGACGAAGTTGCTAAAGTGGTCGGAGTTTCGATCCCTGACCTTGAATCCATCGTCCCCGATCGCTACGGGCTTATGTACTTCCACGGTAGCGTTCGGGAAAAAAAAGAACTGTGATGTAGGTGTGAACGAAGTGAAGTCGAGTGTCACGCGGTCGAGGCTTTCCAGCGATGCGGGGAAAAGCTTGGAAGTTCCGAGAACGAGATTGACCACGGCCACCTCCTCATGCCTGTCCGTCACCCACGTCCTCACGAACTCTCTGATGTCTGTGACCTTGATTTGCTCCACGATGTTGCCATCGATATGAATAAATCGTGAGGTGTCAGAATTCTCGTCGCGCAGGATGAAATACCCGTTTAGCGTTAGGAAATTATAGAGATAGGCCGTATTGATCTCATACTTTGCCTTTCCCTTGTCTGTATAAAACACCTCCCAGAACCTGGCCGGGTATGCCAGATTCATCAGGTCCTTGAAATTTCTTTTTTCTGAACGGATCTCCATCCAGTCCCGCAAGTCCTTGCGGGATTTGCCCCTATTGTCGTGATACGTCTGTAGCCATTTAGGTAGCCAAATTGTTCGGATATCAATATATTTAAGGGCGAGCTCCCTGCCCTTGCGGATTCCCGTCTCGTCAATGTCCGGTATGTTGTATAACACCTCGACGTATGTCATAATCTCTCTGTATTCCTCCGCGGAAAGTCGGTACGTCTCGGAATTGAACCAAAGCGGATGGAAGCCCATTGACCGGCAACACAACGAATCTCGCTCTCCCGAGCAGATAAATGCCTCGGGAAGCTTCTTGGTTCGATAAGGTTTGCAATCGTCGTGACAGCTATTCCACGCCCTTTCCTCTTCCTCGTTATATTGGCGATACGCCTCTTTCAGCTCAGAAAGTCCGTTGATGTAACGCTGTGGCTTTTTCCCAGCTGGCGTGTAAGAGAATCTAAACCCTTTATCACAATTAAGCGGCTCGTACACCTTGTAAAACTTTTCCTCCTCACCCTCACCGTTGGCTGGTTTTACAAGGCACTCGCGCATGAAGATAGGGTAGTGAGAATTGGAAGATTTAACCAAAACCTCTCGGTTCTTAACGGTCGTGATCCATTTCACAGAGTGCCAATGGAGGGCATCCGCATCTCCCTGTGTCACCCTAGGTCCAAGGATGCGCAGCTCATCCTCGGTAAACGCATCGTTGAGCTCGAACGAGCGAGTCCCATCGGGCTCGTCCTGTCTGGCAGCTCTTTTCCTGATGTCCGGCTTGTTAACAGAGTGGTTCAGCTCGTCTGTTACGCCGAATTTAGCGGCCAGTTGGAGCAGGGCTTCGTTGAACTGATTCTGCCGCATCCCCTTGTAGTTCATATAGATGCTGATGGCATTCTCTCCGCGGCCTTCGCCTCCGAAGTCCGTTACTTGCCAGATACGGCCATATTTTTGCGAATCATACTGTCGAATGCTCGCGGACGGGGTTCGCTCGTCACGAATAGAGAAGTGCTTTTTCGCATTAACACAATCCTTCGCCTGCGGGTAACAGTCCAGGATGATGTCCAATCCACCGTGCGTCGCGTTGAGAATGTCTTCAGCTTTAATCATGATCTGTTTTTGATGCAAAAATAGGAATTGAAAATTTACAGGGGAAATACATAGATTATTCTGAGTAATCCGTCAGGTCCAGTCTTGGTGATCTCCTAGCCAATACCCCATCCACCAACACGCCATCGTCTTCACCGAACGGTGTCTCTATCGATATGTCCGACACCGACACTTTCCATACTTCTGACGGCCAAAATGCTGATAATGGCAACGTATATGCATGGCCATGACCATCGTATAGTACCAAGTTGCCATTATCGGCATTTTGGCAACACAGAAACCAGTGAACTCTGCCACCTTTTCCTAATCTGACATTCAGTTTCTCCAGACCCAGCTTGTCAATCTGGATTTCCATCTCTCTAACTTTCATACTATTCTTTTTTAGAAGATTGGCACGGTGCGGATGACATGTACTGGACGTAGATTCCTAACTGCACGCACCATTTACCGTTAATACAATTCCTCCCCTCGGGACAATTCGCACAATGATGGCTCATAGAACCACACCCTTCGTTCTGACAACCCGGATGATGTCTCGGCAACTCTTCACCCCCAGCTTCTTTTTCGCACGGAGCAACTGAGTCTTGATGGTGCTCTTACTCTTGCCCAGTTGCTCTGCAATGTCATCAAGGCTGTGGCCATTGAGATAGAGCTTCGTGACCGTCCGTTCTCCATTTGACAAGTTCACCAGTGTTTTGGGCTTACAGATCACGCGCTCATCCTCGCATATCCCTCTAAGCGGGCATCTTACCTCCTCAAAGTGCAGAAGATCATGCTCGACATCATCGGATAGAAGGTCTTCTTCGCCGAAGTTGCATCTGACAAACCTGTCAACCATCTTGGTTACATTTTTTCGGTAGATGGTGGTCAGTCTCGCATAGCATTCTGGGAATCTGTCATGAATGAGGGCTGTCATCGGTTCTACGATGTCCTTCGTGAACTTGGTCAATCGCTTTTCTTCCTTCCCAGCAATTCGATACATGACCCGTCCGTCAGCGGTAACTCTAAATTCTACTTTTTCCATAGCTCGCCTTCTATTATTTCGCTAATTATAATGATTTCTGGTCGATGAAATTCCGAACGCCCTGCCAATCTATTGATGAGAGTGCTATACCCGAGATCACAATTCGCCACGAGGAATTGAAGAAAATTGCCCTTGTCTTTCTTAGACAACGACTTGTAGTAGTACCGTATGGCTACAGGCGTCAGTTCCTTAAAAAAATCTTTGCTCATGTCGTTGTTTATTGCTAATTTTGCTGCAAAGATAAAAACAAAATTCATCTTATCCAACTTTAAGTGGAATTATTTTCCTACAAAAGGAGGATTTTAACAATTAGCTGATCGGTATGACTTACGACTTCACAATTATCAATTACGTTCGTTTGAAGGAACTTATCCAGCAGGCAGGGCTGTCTGACAGGGAGTTTTGCAAGCAATTATGGGGCGATGATACGCACACCACCATTCAGTATTTTATCGACAAACCTAATATAAGGGTTAATAGTCTTGTTCGAATTGCTGAAATACTCCATTGTCCGATGGATAAAATCTTTCAAAAGTCGGACACTAATGGGACAGTTCCAGCAATAGAGGGTGATAAAAACATTGTTAACAGCAACAACATCCGGATTGAGATTAATAGTTTAAAAGCTGAGAATCAAGCCCTCAAAATGGTGATAGATGAGAAGAATGAGCGTATTGCGGAGCTTAAAAAGCTTGCAGAACAGCTTGAAAGGCATCTGAATTATGTGTTAGCTCAGGACGAAAGAAAAGTTTGAAGGAATACTTTTTGTATAAACCACAAAAATCAATGTCTTGACATACTGTTCCTGCCTCCGCAACTAAAAGTAAGTAAACGCCTTGATTTTCAAGGCGTTTATTTTTGTACGCTCGGCATGAGCATTGTCTAACGGGTGCAAGTCCCGAGTAAGCCCTAATAGCGGGAATTACATAGCCAAAGGCAAGGGTGTTCA